CCGAATCCTCCAGAAAGTTTATTCATTACTTGATTTTTAATTTGGTTCATTTTTTCCTCGGAAGGAATACCGCTGTTAAAATTGATAACCTTAGTGCCAGAAAAAGAGTTTTGTGCATCGTTAATTAAGTAATCCGATATTTCAGACTCTAAAGTTGAATAAGCAATTGAATAGTCGCTAGGACTGTAATAATAAAAACCAGTTACATATCTTCGAATAATAAAAATCTCATTACCAGTTTTTTTAGTTCCAAATACTGGAATTTTAGTTAATTCGGTTGTATGGTCAACTTTACTCCAATCTGAGGCGTAATAATAGTTTTCAATCTCCCCATTTTGGTTCATTTTTTCAGCCCTTAAAGTTTCTCTAGGAAAATGGCTAACTTTTTCAACTTTTTTGCCTTTATAAGTAACTTGCAAAGCTGCTTCGCCTAACATTTTTAAGTCTAAAGAAATTCTCTGTAAATCATCGTCCTTAAAAAGTCCTTTCATTTGAGCAAATTGCTCTGTCTTTTTACTGGCATCAGTTGCGTTTAATCCTTTTCCGTAAATCTGTTGAGATATTCCAGTAATAACACTCCTATTTGTTGTGCTATTCATAAAGGCATCAATTAAACATTGGTAATAGTCGTTATTTTCGCCAATTCCTACCCAGTCACGATTTGTTTCCTCTGAAATTAAAGGCTTTTCGTATTGATTAAGTTCTATTAAATGTAAATTATTCATGGTGCGGTGTAATATTTATATTCGTTTGGTCCTGTAAAATGTTCTTTATAAATGTCAGTAGTTGTTCGAAAATCTCTAGTTGGTTTATTAGTGCAAAAAATCATATCTTTAAACATTAATCCCTCTGCATTGCTTATTTCTAGCGTGTAGAAGCTATTTTCAGTAAAAGTTTGTGTAGTTGTGTAGGTTGTATAAAATAAAACGCTTAAAAACGTTGCATTTGTGTCGTATAAAATAACCTCGTTTGTATCTTTAGAAACAATCTGTAATGTGTATTGGTTTGTTTCTAAAAATGGTTTTCTAGCTATTATATTGAATTTTCCTCCTGATGTATTGACTATTTGCATTATAATTTTATAAAAAAAGGGGTGGCAAAACTTAATTAAACCACCCCTTCACACCTTGTTCAAGGTTAATTAAACCAAGAACCCACTAAACATTTTTTAACTATTTGAGCCAGGGACAACTGTTCCTTGTGCATCTGATAAACCAGCTAATGGATCAGCAAATGTTGCTCCATTTATAAAGTTTGCTGGAAGTTTTTCCTGTCCTGACAAAGTTAAAGTCGTTCCGCTCATATCTCCGAAAGCAGCTCCGGTGGTAATACTTCCGCCAGATACAGACATTCCGTGTTCTTTTCCAGCTAAGAAAAAGTTATCATTATTATCCATGACAATAACTAATGGACGTCCATAAGCAATCAGCTTAAATTCTAGCATATCTTCTTTTGTAAGTTTTTGCAAGTTTAAAGTCAATGTTTGCTCAAAGAAAGTTGTTCCATTATCTGGAGAACTTGTAATCGCTTGTTCTAATGAACTAGCTCCTTTTAAATCGTATCTAAATAAACTAATTGTAGAAGCAGTTTCGCCATTTATAATTTCGTCTTTATCAAGTTGAAAGTTTGTTAAATCTCCATAGTCAATGAAGAAAACAGTTTGGATTCCTCCGACAACGTCCTTGCATGGAAGTAGTCGGCCAGCGGTTAAGTCACATGCCATTTTTTTATTTGTTTTTTATTTGTTTATAATAAGGGAGATTTAATCCCCCTTTAATTGTTTTTTTTTTAATAAGGTCCACCCATTCCAGCACCACTTGAGTAAAGAACGATTTCAGAACCGATTGCATATTGTATGCCAGCGGTATATCTCATTATTACTCTAAAATTTTGTGATCCGTCAATATCTCTCATATCTAAAATTTTCGCTTGATTTTGGTCATTTAATAAACCAGTTCCAAAAAATAAATTAGATTTCTGAGCAGCCATTGCTGTATTGTCAGGTAAACCATTTGCAACAAATAATTTAACTCCGTCAAAAGTCAAAGCTTGGTCGCCATACCACATATGAGATTGTGCATTAACACCACTATTAGAAGCAGTAAATCCGCCTAAAGCTCTAACGTAAGCTCTAGCTATATTCTGACTGATGTAAATGTGCAAATCTTCAGCTCCATAAAGAGTAGAAGGAATTAAGTCAACAATTTTTCCTAATTCGCCAACAACTGTAGAAGCATCAACAGTAGATCCACCACAACTAAGAACGTCTGAATCGGCAGAAGCTAAAGTTACAAATCCGTCAAATTGTCCAGTATTACTTTTGTTTCCATTCCAAATATTAGTTTCTGTTGAAGCTTGTACCATTCCAGCAACATGTCCCAAAATGTAAGTTGAAAAATCTTTTGGAGGAACATTGTAAGCTGAATATCCCATTGAGATAGCTTCCCAAGAATCTAACCATTTTTGAGTACAAAATTCTAAGTTTACTTGAAATTCATCTGGTTGTAATACTCTTTCAGTAATTGAAACATTTCCAGTTGGTTGAAAGTCGCAAGTTCCGTCCATAATTACTCCACCACCAGCACTCGACGTTGCCTCAAGTTTTGTCATTACTTCTTTGTATTTGATGTTTTGCTTTACTTCAATTCCACCATTTTTAATAGTAGTTCCAGATAATAAAGCCTTTGCAATAAAGCCAGCTGCTTTTTCTCCAGCATATGTGCTTGCAATAGTTGTATTTGTAGCCATTATTTATTTTTTATTTTATTTTGTTAAGTCCAGCAAAAATGTCGTCCAACATTGAGTTCGAATTATTTCCTGTAAAATTTATATTTGTCTTTTTTTCTTCTTTTTCTGGATTGTGAACTATTGGCTCAACTATTGTTTCGCTAGATAATTCCACCTCTTTTTCAACAACTGGTTCGTCGTTTAATTCTTTGCTTTTTTCTAAAAGTGTTTTGATTTCCTCAATCATTAATCTGACCTCAGATACTTCTTCCTTTGTAGCGTAAACAGTTTGAATTGATTCTGTTTTGCTTTTTACTTTTTCAGTAGTTTCTTTTGCTTCTACTTCTTCCGCAACTTCTTCAACTTCTTCCTTAACCTCTTCTTCAACTTCTTCTCCAGAAACAGAATCTATTAAGCCTTCTTCTTTTACTGCTAATTTCTTTCCTTCTGGTAATTCATAATCGCCAATCGGTAAAGCAACGTTCTCATCTTCGGTTTTGATAAATACAGATTCTCCAGCTTCAAATTTGTCGGCAACTAGAACAGTTCCGTTTTCTAAAGTGATTTCTTCTAATTTTATAGATACAGTTTCAGAGAGCTTAACTCCTACTATTGCCTTAATACTGTCAATGATTTCTTGTGCCTTCATACATATAATCTGCATAAAGGCAACAACTGATATATTATTTAAAAGACTTTTTAAATCTTTCCTATGCCTTGTGCGTGAAGTGTACCGTCACAGCATTTTGAATTATAAGTATTGTTCTTGCATAAACAACCACGCTTTCCACCATTTGGCGTTATTTTACTTGGCGTTGAATTAATGTTTTTTTTATTATTTCTTTTCATTTTAAAAGACTTAAAATTTCTTTTAACTTAATATTAGCTTCGTCCTCTTTAAGTTGCTCAGACTGCTTTATTTTAGCCTTATCAGCGAAATATCCTTCGATACTAAATCCTTTTACTTTTCCAGTCTTTACATAATCGTTCCAGATTTCGTCATTTTCAATTTTCATGCTAATCATCCAAGTTCCGTTTGGCACTTCTAATCCGTACATTCTTGACTTGTCTTGTTCTCCTTCTACAATCCAACTTTCAACGACACTAAGATTTTTAACGTCAATATTATGTTCTAAAGTTGCGTTGTTTTGGTTGCCCTTCATAAAGAATAATTCGCTTGCTCTTCGAACTGTATCTTTACTGAAATAAACGTAAAACATTTCTTCTCCATTTTTACGGAAAATTGGTTTATTTGGTATAAGGGCAGCACCCATTAAAAGTCGCTTATCTTCGTCAATTTGAGCTAATTTAATTTCTTGGTCAGCTAGTGCAATAAAGTCGCTTTCTATTGCTGGAGATTCCACGATTGAAACAGCTTCAATTCCAGTCATTTCTTCGTTTTCCTCGTCTAATAATAATTCTATAATTTTCATACTTTTTTTTTTATTTTAAAATGTAGCCTGTTGAATAGTGTTGTTATTTAATTGTTGAGCTGTTGTAACATTT